ACTGTGCAAAAGATTAACTTTGGTCTTATATGGCCATAATTCTTTTTTAAGTCGTCTCATGTTAGTGCTTTCACAATTTCATATTGACGCAGTGCTTCTTGGACATTGTTCCAAGCGATAGCCAATGCTGGATTAGACTTTGGTGCTTTTCTATATCTCACAGGAGGATCACTATCGACCCACACTTCTGGATCATCTTCGGTCCAGTAATAGACATTAGCCCATTGGCTGTGACAAGTTGAGTCAGTGCGCCATTCGCCCTTACCGTTCATGCCACCAGTTTGGTTCCAATAAAAGTAATCCACACCACAAGTATCATCGGCTAAGGTTGTGGTCCTGAAGCCTATGTAGTAGCCGGTTTTATTGGGCTGCTGATCTGCTGTATGGTGCCATATGGAAGTCTTCATTTGAAAAAGATGTAGTGGTTTCTGATAGAACGAGTTCGTCCCCGTACTTTAATTTTAACATCATTTCCTGTTTTTCGCAAGTAGTTGTTATCTTAATGTAGGGATTTTCGTTTTGATATCGCCAGCGTGTTCCGTTTGCGGTTTCAAAATCGTGCCATTTGGGCATAACAACTTCCACTTCGCAGCCTAACCCAAATATGAATGTTGCGTCAATTTCTGTAGCATCTGGTTTGGATAGTGTCCAAAGTTTTTGAGTAATCATAACCATTTGAGTAGGAAGTAAGTGACGATGCTATCGGGTACATTCAGGTACCATTCTTCGTCTGGCAACGAACTACCTGCTGTACCAAATGCCTCTAATATCTTCATGGACTGCTCCATATCGATACGCCGCTCAACACAGTACTCTAGCAGTTCGCGAGCATGACGATAGGGCATGGGCAATAGATCTACTTTCATCCCCACCTTAAACAGAACATTGTAAAATCACGACTGTCCTTAAATGCATAGAATAGTGCATCTCCACCACCTATGTCATTTAGTTCCCATTCGTTAGCGGTTGCTGGTGCTTTTAATACACGAAGAATATCGCTTCGAAACTTACCTTGACAGTTGGCCTTGCACCATTCATTCATCTGCTCATAGCAGTCCATCCAGTTGGCAAATTCAGTCCAAGGTAGTGTGCGTGTTGTAGTAAATGCATGGATGTGCTGGTAGCCACCGTAGTAATCTTTAACTCGACTGCAACGTACATTGCGGTCTGGGTCTTCAAAGTTTTGGAATTCTTCTTCAGTCCAACCACGCTTCTTTAGATAGCGTTCGTGCTGAAATTTACTAAAGCGACCTGCAAGATCTGCTTTAACTTCGTTAATTAGTTCGCGAACTGCATCTGTAAAATTCATGACCATCTCAGTATAAACATTGTAGCATCTTTCGGCTCTTTGAACAACCACTGTCCTCTTAACATTTTATAATCACCAGTGGCATTTACGTGTATCCATTCTGCTGTATCAGTGTACCAAGTAGATCGGTACATTGCGGTATTGTTGTCAAATGCAGGATTGATTTTGGTCTGTATCCAACCTTCACTTGTTAGCACGTCGATCATAAGTGTATCTAAAATTTCTTTATCTATTTCTCGGGCAATCTCTTCGCAAAACTGCTTAGTTAAGTCTTCTTCAAGTCCCATTACCACTTCCAAACTTTAGGGCAAACATAGTTGAGTATTTTTCACCTTTGTTTGCAAATTTAAATGATATGTATTCATCGGCCTGCATCACTGCCCATTCGAAATCTCGTCCCATGATTAATCCCTGATCCTTACACCATTCTGCTAACTGGATAGCGTGATTGCTAGCATGATGCAGTTTCATAAAATCAAGATGTCTATACTGAACTATAGTATCGAATGGTATTTGGATTTCAATCATCGGGTGAGATTTCGTGTATTTCAAAATCGTCGCCGTCGAAGTAGGTGACGTGATATTCTTTTTGGTTTAGATGATAAACTTCGGTAATAGTACGTTGATTGTTAGATGCAGAAGTAGGCTCGTCAATGAGCTGTATCATTAGCCAGACATTGTCTTTCTCTTGTCCTTCTAATGTGCGGCAAGGAGGACCCATGACCTTGCGAACCCATGCCTTTGCTTCTTCGGGAGTCATTTTAGCATGTTTCTCTCGAATAGCGGCCCAATCATCAGAAGTTAAATGTTTTTTCATTTTATTCCGGTCTCATTACATAATTCTTGAATCATCATCACATCTGCAGGACTATCTTTAAATTTCTTCATCCAGAATTTGACATCAAACACGGGAGTAATCATGCTCAACTGTTCGTCACTCATCTTACTAACCATGGTCTTGCCTGATGTGCAATTTAGGATAAGCCACGGACTAATTCGACCATTTAGCATGTCATGTACTGCTTTGTTCAAACTGACATAGTCAAAGTATTGTGCAAAATTTGCATTATGCTCGTCACCCCAGTCCATCATTGTTTGTAGTGTTCTCTGCACTGCTGACTCAACAGGTTCTACTTTAAGCATATCAAATAGATACTGTTCATACAGTTCATCTCGGCACCAGTGGTCTAATTTGACACCACTTTTGATCACATAGTCGATAAACTTTTGAGGATAGATAGGATTAACATTATTGACAAAACTGCCAAATTTTACAAAGGCATTGTAGTAGGCGCTGGTGCAAAAGTGTTCATAGGTCTTGCCTTTTTTATCATTTTGTGTAAGTTGATAAAAACGAACATAGGCCATGTAACCTGCTTGAACACGCTTCTCATCTTTTTGCAGAGCACGCCGTTTTTGTTCACACATGTGAGCAACTAGAGTCTTTTCTTTCATGAAACTCTTGCCGCAATGTACACAATTAAAAGGTTGATCTGCCAATGCTATCATTTGTTTTCTTCGTATTGTTTAACCATTCGATACAGTGGATCTTGTTCAATGATCAAAAGTCTTTCAGGGAATCTTATTGCTTGTTTGCTGTCGTCGAGATAGATCTTACCATCTTTAATTTTGGTAACAATACATATGTCTAACTTAGGACTCTTACCCCACATGACTGCTCTTGCAACTTTACAACCTTCATTGAAGGCAAATCCCTTCATATCTTTCATTCGTACTCTTTCCGTTGTTTTTTATCAAAGCCCATCTTGTCAAACAGCTCGTCAATATCTTTTTTAGTCATCATGCTGGCTAGTGTTTTAATGTCATCTAGTTTCCATGCAGGATAAATTTCAGCTAACAGTTTTTCAATTTTATTTGCTTTACCTTTTTTACCTGCTGCCAAATAAGGATGATACATGTTAGAACCAATACCAGTTGCTGCAAATAATTTCCACAGCAATGGTTTATGATTCTTACTTAATTCCCAGTGACTTTTGTTAACATACTCGTTAGTTCGTTCCAAGAACCATTCTTGCAATGATTGATCACCTTGAACGTTAGCAGTGTACCTCATTAGGATATAGGGACTAAATGCCTTCTTTTCTTCGTCGGTGAGATTTTCGTAGAAGTCATAGTTGCGACTGTCTACTGCATTTAGTTCACGTTTGATATCGAGTTTAGCTGTTGCCATGGTCTTTAGTTAGGTTATGCAAATTTATAAGTTTTTCTAATGCAATTTTTAATGCAGGAGTGTGCTCTGCATTTTTATTAATTTCATCCCAGAGACTGTAAGATATTACTGATGCCAATGGAGCACCAGTTCCGATACCTATGTTGCCATTGGAATCAATACGCATAAGTTCTTTGTTGCTGTTATTATAGTATAACATATTACCAACATTTTGTATAGTCTACTATCTCACTCTGGCGACTTACTTCTTTTACAAAATATGCACACAGTGGATTTTCTCCAGCGTGTAATGGTGTGGTTAATAGTTGTCCCTGTTTCATCTTTGGAAAGTACCATTTAACATCTTGGTAAACATCGATGATATCAATTTCATGGAATTCCGGTCTGAAGCTAGATATTGGATTAAAACAGAAAGTCTTAAATCCTCGATCATTTAAACTGGTCAGTGGCAATACTTCCATATCTGGGCCTTCTGGGTCTCCGACAATGGCACACCAATCGAGAGGCATAGTAAGTTCGTGTGGGCCAATTTTCAATACTGCCGCTGGCCCTGTAAAACTTTCCAGGAAGATTAAAGGAATAAAGAAATAGTCAGGATTTTGATTATCACTATTATCAAGGACGCTGAATCTCAAATCGTCGTCTACTTCCTCTGGTAAGTCGTTAAGGAAGAATGTTTTATTTTCTAATGTTAGTATTTGCATTATTTGTTATATTTCACTTTCTGAATTTCGAACGGATATTTTGCATCCTTGTAGAACTTTTTTCGCTCAGCAAGGTGCCTCTTTGCATACTTCGTTGACGCTGTAATATCCCAGATTTGTACGAAGTCTTTGTCGTCTGCTTTTCTAATGCCTCGCCCAATGCTTTGTATAACCCGTGTAAAGCTCTTTCCGGACTCCAGCATAACCAGATTAAAAATACGGGGGATATTAATACCCACAGCGGCCACACCGTAAGTCGCCACAATGATCTTATTATTAGCAGTTTTAACTTCGTCATATTCAGACTTTCTATCTTTTGTTTTCACTCTACCAGATATAAAAGCAACATCCGGTTCTTCTTTTAAAACACTGAATAGACCACTAAGGTGAGTTTGTAAGAATTCGCCACACTCAATTCTATCAACTAATACAAGAGTGTTGCCAGTGTTTGCAATCTCTTTAATTAGTGTAGATATGTAACTCATCCTATCACTATCGGTTACAAGGAATTTTAACTCCTCGGGATATCCGCTAAACTCTTTCCATTCTGCTGTTTGAATAATGTTCACATGACAATCACTTAGTACACCTTTTTCTTGTAGTTCATGGGCGCGAACCTGATGCACTACTTCTCCTAAACTTGCACGTAGGCTCTGAAATTCGTGGTCTGCTTTAGGCACAGTACCAGTTAATCCCCAACGAATTGGTGCGTTGGCAAGATTTCTAGTCAACAAGTTTTTCAACACTTCTGCCTTGGCCATGTGAACTTCATCGACCATAACTGTAGCAACTCCTTCGAGCAACTCCGCCAAGGTCAATACTTCGTCATCGGTAATATCTTTGGATTTTTTGTCTAAAATATTCAAACTTTGCCAGGTGCAAATAGTGTGCGTTTTGTTAAGATCTTTTCTATCTCCGTAATAAACACCTACGTCTAATTTACAGTTGATAAAATCTTCTTCTGTTTGTTCTACAAGACTTTTGTTAGGAACAATGGTTATTGTTCGACCATATTTTTCCACAATTTTACTCAAAGTTGCAGTAGTAATTGTCTTGCCAAAGCCAGTTGCAATTTCTTGAATGCATTGCGGATTTTCTAAAAATTTATTGATAACTTCGACTTGGTCATCTCTTAAACGAATAGGCTCTCCTGCAAATCTATGTCCTTCGGGCCATGTTTGATCACCCCAAAAATCCTCAAAAATTTCAGGAAAATCTAAGGCAATGGGATTGCGATTATCTTCAAGGTCAATTTTGTAATTTTTGCTTTCAAGATATTCCAATACCTGAGGCAGCATTGATAGGTAGGTAGTTCCTCCTAATCCAAAAAAGCTAACAGTACCGTCCCAACGACCTAATTTATAGGCAGGACGATACCTAGCTGTAGGGTCTTCGTACTTAAATTTCTTGACCAACGCCTTTCGTGCGTCAAGATCTAAATTTTCTATCTTAACATTGACCTCGTCTTTTATTATTATTTTACAATATGGCAAAGTTAAAATTCCTTTGTGGTTTTTTGTCTAATACGTGAATCACATTATGATGATTTTTCACAAATTCACGTATTGTATAGTGTACACTATGTAGGCTGAAGTTTACAACACAATTGAACTTAATTTTTGATTCAATAACGGTCTTCGGTACCTTACCACTAATAAACACTA